GCACCGACACGGATTCTGGCAGCCAGATTGCGGTCAAGAGCGAGGTCGAGCATCTCGTCGGCCTTGCGTTCGGACAGCTTCAACTGCTGGGCAGCTTCGTAGTGGATGGACTGCTTGGTGCATGGATCGTTGATGCCAATGCACTGATCAACGAATTGTTCGAGAGTGATCTCGCAGAGCTTGGGCTGAGTCTGTGACTTGGGCTTTGCAGAGCCCAACAGAGCAGACGTGTCGACTTCTTCGGTGGGCACGAACAGCGGCCATTCGAGACGCAGCGCCTTGGGTGGCATGGCGGGCCAGCTACGGACGGCAGCTTCCAACACGACGATGTCATCCTCTTCATGCGGACGGATGACAAGATGCGTGTCGGCAGCGCGGGACTGGCTACCCGCGCCTGCGCCGACATCCGTGACAGCTTTGCCCGATTGATTGCCCTTGCTGGTGTGATGGATCATCGCAAAGGCGCACTGCAGCTTGGCCGCATAGTGATCGATCCGGTTGTACAAACTGGCGATTGCACCGTTATCGTTTTCGTCGGTGTCCTGCGGCAGGGCGCGATAGAACGCGTCGATGATGATGAGCTTGTATTGCCCGGGCTCGATCTTGTCGAACATCGAACCCATGGCCACCAGGTCCTTGAGTTTGCCACGATGACAGACAATATCGATGTTGTCGCTGAACAAGTGGTGCGACAGGTTCATCGCCTTGGTGATCTTCAGGTAGCGATCCGTGATGGTGGGTACGTGCAGTTCGTTGTCGATATGCAGGACTTGTCCCTGCTCAACATTCATGCCAAACCAGTCCATGCCGGTGGCGATTGAGATAGCCAGGCCAGAGACAAGCAGGCTCTTACCCATTTTCGGGCTGGCAATGATGTTCATGGTTTCGCCTTCGCGGAGCATGCCATGAACGATGGGTTTATGCAGGCCATTGAAGGTTGTGATTAAATCCTTGAGTCGGACGATGGGCAGACCTGCGTCGCTTGGGGATTCGACGGGTTTGCTGTTGGCACATTGGTTGAGGATGCCGGTGAGATCGACATCGTTGTTCGATGCAGAATCGTCACTGCCATAACCAAGCTCGCTAAGCGCCCGAGCCGCAGCAGCAAAATCACCACCATGTTCCAGAAGCGTATAGACATGGAATGGTGAATAATATTTTTGTGCTTCAAAAGGATGGGCATTGGTTGAAAAGACGGAAAATACGCCGTTTTTCAGCGTCGCCGAATGATTGACGGATTTGCCGGGGCGACGCCAACGTTCGTTTTCACCGGGTTGATCCAATACCCAATCGTGTTTGAGCAACCACTCACGCACATCACCACGTTTGTTGAAATCATCACCAGGCCGGTCGTGGCGAAATGAGGTGTTGTGCGAATGGTCGGTATCGTCCGACGCACAATGGCCATTGTGCGAAGAGATTTCGCACATGTCTGAATTGTGGGCCGATGTGCGACTGACATTCGCACCTGTGGTAGCTGCTTCGGACACATACTCGTTGAGCTGCCAAGCTGCTTGCAGCAGTACGTCACGCTCAGACTCAGTGAGGATGGGCAGATTAGCAATATCACCTTGTTTCAATTGGTAACAAGGCGTTGGCGCACACAAGAACAGCCCACCTTCACCACGCGTTTCGATCAAGGTTTGAACTGTGTCGTCGATCTTACGCTGGGCTAGTTTGAGATTGCCACTCACTTGAACATCACATTGATAGATCACATGGCTGCCCTCGGAAGGTGTCGATTCAATAACCAAGCGATTGCGGAGATCGGCGGGAATCGCCTTCAACCATGCAGGCAGCAATTCACCACCACCGTCGAAGTCGATGATTTCCAGGTTGCCAGAGACCTTGCCACAAATGATGCACAGTCCATCGTTCCACGACCATGTGGACAATTCAGCAGACGTAGGGATGCGCTGCTGAAACTGCTTCCACTTACCGATGGCCGGACGTTTTTCCGCACGGATTGCTGGCAGGACACATAGTCCTGCATCCAGGTAGTCTTGAGCCACCTTGTTTAATTGTCTATCAGTCAATTGCACGGTAATTCCTGTTTACGTAGCACGGCAGGATTCTTTAAGGCCCAATCTTTCCAGCCAATGATCTGTCGTCGCAAAATCTCAAGGTCGGCTGGTTCGGGTGGTGATATCTTTCCGTTCCAAACATAGCGGAGACTCTCAACCGTCATCAGTTCCGCATTGCCTTCAATGATCAACACACTGGCTGGGCCAAACTTGGTCATCTGCTTAAACAAAATCTCTTGACCTTTGCAGATGTCCTGATGTTCCTTCCATTCGAGGAACAGTAGGTTGCCACAGATTTCCGTGACGGCATCGATATCACTGAAGGCGATTCGACCGGGTAAGCAGTCGGCAAACATTTCGATCTTGGGACGTTTCTTGAGATTGAAGCAGCCTTGCCGATCGCAATTCCAGAGCATGGGATTGAACCCGTTACCTGGTGACATGGCACATGCTCCCCATGTCCTTGAATGCAGTTGTGAACTTGCTTACGTGATTGCCCATATACAGCACTGCCTGGCCCTGCAATGGCGCAGAGGTTTTATCCGGATGCCAGAAGCGAACGCGGCCAGCAGGAAAACACACTGCCGAGGCGACAGACAACAATGCCTGAAACCAACGGGTTTCTGTTGCGTTATTCACCAGGACGACAGCCTGCGTGACGTTGCCAGCTTTGTATTCCTGGACAAGTTTTTCACAGAACTGTTGGATCAATGGTTGAGCGTATGGTGGGTTCATGAACACCCGGCCATGCCAGTTCTGTTGTAGGCCATCGTCCTCTGCCGTGTAGATGTGCGTTGCACCGACGACCTTGTTCGCCGCCTGGCTGGACGCCGGGTCAAGATCAATGCCACCCATGACGTCCGTCGCGCGTTCGATGTACTGCGCAGGGGTGTACCATTCATTGTCACCGGTGTTGTTAGCGACATGAGGTTTGGACACCGACTCACGTGCCTGCTGGATTTGCGTGGGCGTCGGATTCTCAGGCAGGGAACGTGCAGCCTGCACCACTTCGTGCCGGATGGGTTTGATTTGGCCACTGGCGATTTCACGTTGCATGTCGAGTTTGTCGACTGCATCAGCAAATTGACCATCACGTTCAATCGTACTGTGGCTTACACCATGTTCTTTTCCAATACGAAATGCAGTTTTCAACCGGTCCTCACTGTGAGGACCGGTTGCTTTAGGCGTGCCAACCCCGCCATCGTTTGGAGCCCGTTTCATACGGTTATATCGCCGTCCCCGCAACAGACTCATCTGTTCAAGCGATAGATTCCGTCGTCCCAACTGATGGGTATCGATCCAGTCGGCAGCAGCCGCACGATCAGGTAAGCTGACAGTATGCAATTCATAATCAATGCCATATCGATCACAGATGGCTTTGCGATTGTGACCATCCAGCAGAATGCATTGCTCAGCCCATACAATCAGCGGATCGATGCATCCGTCGCGCAGCAGGTTCTCTTCCAAGCCAGTAAGTTCCTCATCCGTTAACGGTGGAATCAGACTTTGAAATTCGTCATCAATGATGACGGGATCGTTTTCAAGACATGTTGTATTCATAAGCGAAACTTTCAAAAAGGGATCTCGTCGTCATCGGGCCATTGAGTCCACGGTTGATCGGGTGACACTTGGTTGGCCGCAGGTTCACGTTCATCGCTACCGTCCACGCGCGGTGGAATTGACCCCAATTCGTAATTGGTAATGCGGTCGAATTTTTCACCGGTGACTGAGCGAACGGTGATGGATAAGGGTTGAGCTAAAGCACCGTTTTCAGCCAACTCGACAGCCTGTTCAACGGTTTCGGGCATTAGTTCGCTGGACCGGGCCTGCCACCATGTGCTGGCTTTTTGCCAGGCGTAGCTGCCTTTGGGATGTGCGACACAGATCCATTCACTGTGATATTCGTTGAACCCGCACCGGTAATCGACACGCAAGGTTTTGGGATGCTCAGGTGGTGCACCACGCTTGGTGTGAATGCTGTAATACACAGACGACACGTCGTAATCGGTCTCGGTCACTTCACCGGATAGCACACCAGCAGTCGAAGCACTACCGTCATGTTTATCTCGCTCCGGTGGTGGAAATTCATGACCACAATCCGGGCACACGCTGTACGACGCATGGATCAATGCCTGGCAGTTAGGACACTCCTTTGCTGGTGCTTCGATATTACCTCTACGATCAGACTTGTCCTTAATCTGTAAGGCATCGACGGGGCCATGGCGCAGAATGTTGCCACCAAAGTCCAGTACCAGGCAGTTGGTTTTGGCTGGATGCAGTCGGAATCCCCGACCCAGCATCTGGTAATAAAGTCCCGGTGAATTGGTCGGACGTAGCAAGGCAACACAATCAATGTTGGGTGCATCGAAGCCAGTGGTCAGTACATTGACGTTGACCAGGTATTTCAACTCGCCATCCTTGAACCGCCTGAGAATGTCATCGCGGAAAATACCGGAACTATCGCCGCAGACGAATCCACACTCGTGGCCCATGTCACCCAGGACACGCTGCACGTGCTGGGCATGCTGCACACTGGCCGCAAAGATCAATACCGAATTGCGGTCACGTGTCTGCTCAACAATCTCCCGGCACGCTGAATGTACGAGAGCATCGTCGTCCATCAACGCTTCGACTTCACCGGCGATAAATTCACCAGCCCGTATGTGCAATCCTGATGTGTCAGCCTTGCGCCGGCCTGCCTTGGTCTTGAGCGGGCACAAATAGCCTTGTGCAATTAACTCACGCACACCCACTTCATAGCAGACGTGGTTGAGAAGATTGTCGGGACCGCAGATGGTTCCGCTGGTCATGCGGTACGGTGTGGCGGTCAACCCGATCAATCTGACATTAGGATTGATTGCTTTGGCATCCTGTAAGAATTGCTGATACATGCCTTCGCCATTGGGCGGCAGCATGTGCGCTTCGTCGATCAGGATCAGATCAAACGAATCCAGTTCTGCTGCCTTACGATAGACCGACTGAATGCCTGCCACGATGATGGCATGGTCGGTATCTCGGCTTTTCAAACCTGCCGAGTAACACCCAATTTGATGCCACAAGTCGGGGGCCATTGCATGAAGTTTGTCGACCGCCTGCTCGATCAATTCCTTGACATGGGCAAGGATGAGCACGCGGCCATCCCACTGTGTGACCGCATCACGACAGATCGTCGCCATCAGGGGCGTCTTGCCCCCAGCTGTCGGGATAACAACACAAGGGTTGTCATCCCGACAGCGCAGATGCTCGTACACAGCATTGACAGCTTCGGCTTGATACGGGCGCAGTTGAATCACAGGTTGTTGTTCACAAGCCTGTATCAATCGTTCACCTCCTCGGGCAATGGGTACTGCTCGACGGAGGCTGGATAAATGCGACTGGGATTTTCCCCCTTAAGCCAGGCAGCCAATACGCGTTCGACCTTGCCATAGCGTTGAGCACGTTGGCAATACGATGTACCACGACTGGTGATCAAGAATTGCCGCAGTTGAACGATGACGATTTCATGGTTTGATGTCACAATGCCGGTGGCCAGCTTGCGACAAAAATCTCTGAGCATGGCATGGTCCACCGAATAGGTTGCCCGCGCAATGACAGAGCGTGTGGTGGCAGTGCACAAGCCCCGAGCAAATGCAACGACGGGCAGATGCTCCATCGCAAACGTGATGGCATCGTGATGCGTGCGCAGCAACTGGGAAGTTTCAGATGGTGACAGACTCGGCGGATTACCAAAACCACCGAGCATGCTGCGGAGAATGGCCAGGTGGTGATTGTTCACATCGCCGTTTTCACCTGCGATGTTAAGAATGTCTGCCATCGAACGCGTCTTGCCACAATCTATGGCCAGCATGGTTTCTGGATCGACGTTGCGCCAGACGTACATCTCGACAGTTATGCCGGACATACTGATCGCCCAAAGGCGATGTTGCCCGTCGAGCAAGGTGTCATTGGGATCAAAGGCAATGCCCACGTGTGTCAGTCGCCACTTGCCATCGGTTATGTCACGTGCCAGGCGATGGACATGCTTGTCGGATACTTTGCGATTGTTGGTGTTGGTGGTTTCGAGCCAGCGCAGTGCCATATCAGGTGTGACGTTGATGCGCTCGACGACGGGAACATTCTTCGTTGTTTGGGGTTGTTGAGTTGTGATCATGCAGCGCCTTCTTTCTGTTCCTGGAGATATTGGTTTAAGGATGCGAGTAGTTGATGGGCATAATCCGCACCCATGGCCGAGACGATCGCACGGGCACCATAGATTGGATCATGCGGGAGGTTGAGACTGGTTTGAGCTAATGCGGGGCGTGATTGACGAATCGGATGATGTGCGTTGGAACGATGAGCAGTCGACTTACGGTTCGATTTCTGCTGATGTGTTTTACCGCCGCGTTTGTACTTAACCGCCTGGGACTTGGGTTCTATCTGCGTCTTAGACGCAGATAGACTGTCGCGGAAACTTCGAGCCATCTTTTCACTGACACCACATTGCCTTGCAATTTCGCGTGTCGACCATTGCGACCATTCTTCATCTTCAAGCATGATGAGCAGGGCTTTGCGTTTGTCAGCGTTGGTTCGACGCAGGCCATGGGATGCATTGGCACCAACGGAATACAGGATGGCGTCACGTTGCGTACCTTGGCGGATGTCGGCAAAGACATATTCGCAATCGATCTTTTTGTTGGCCCAATAGCGATGAAAGCCGTCAGCTAACCAATAATTCACGCCGTCATAAAAAACGGTCACCGAAGGTAAATTAAAT